AATCAAATCTTTGCCAAGAGATACTATTACCCACGAGACCTTTCCAGAGGATTGAAGATGCTGAGGGAAGAATCGCTCTTTGTACTCTTGGCAGTATAAACTGGGGCGCATTTCGTAACCCACAAGACATGCGTAAGTGCTGTAGAATACTAGTACGTAGTCTCAGCAACTTACTCAACTATCAAGACTTCCTGAGTATTCAAAGTCAACTGGCTAACCAAGACTTTGAACCACTCGGGGTTGGCATCACCAACCTGGCATATTGGCATGCTCGCAAGAGTCTCAAGTACGGCGAACCAACTGCTTTAGCAGAAGTCAAGCGTTGGATGGAACATCAGGCCTATTACCTAACCGAAATGAGTGTAGAATTGGCTGAACAGCGTGGTGCTTGTAGTAAATCGTCGCAGACCTACTACGGTAGGGGAGTATTCCCCTGGGAACGACGTGCCCCGGGTGTCAATGATCTAACGGATTTCACTCCAAGTCTTGACTGGGAACCACTGCGTGCCAAACTGTTAAAGTTTGGAATTCGTAATGCTACATTAATGGCAGTAGCACCGGTTGAATCTAGTTCTGTGGTGCTTAATTCTACCAATGGCATCGAAATGCCCATGGAGCTGATATCTGTTAAAGAATCTAAAGCGGGGTCGTTTGTACAAGTGGTGCCCGAATATCGCCGCCTCAAAAGCAGATATCAATTGATGTGGGATCAGCGTGACTGTGCTGATTACCTTAAGACTGCGGCAGTGTTAGCAGCCTATGTTGATCAAAGTTTGAGTACCAATACATTTTATAATCCTGCTTACTTTGCCAACAACAAAGTGCCAGCAACATTGATAGCAAAGAACTTGATGCTGGCTTACAAATGGGGCATTAAAACCATCTACTACAGTTTGATCAACAAAGTCGGTGCCAAGGCCATTCTAGCCAATGCTCCTGCTACCATTGAAAAAACAATTACAAATATTCAAGTTGATGAAGATCAAGAAAATTGTGAAGCCTGTGTATTATGAATCAAGAATTAACTACTATCGAAAAAATTAGAAGTCTATTATTGGCCTATGGCGTGCCCAATGATATAGAAATCGAAGAAGAAGCAGAAGGTATGATCTTAGCCGCATTGAATCAAGACGACATTGCATCAGTTGGAATTGATGAGGAAGGCGGCCTTGTTATTGAGTTTAATGGAAATGAGTAAAGCACAATATAACTTACAGAAACAGACTAACTATCTAAAACGAACCATGTTTCTGGACCCTGAAGGTCCAGTTACAGTTCAACGATTTGAAGAAGTCAAATATCCTAAATTACAGAAATTCGAAGAAACTGCAAGAGGTTTCTTTTGGGTTCCTGAGGAAGTAACACTGACCAAAGACAAAATTGATTTCAAAGAAGCCAGTGATGCTGTTCGACATATTTTTACCAGCAATCTCTTGCGTCAAACTGCCTTAGACAGTATTCAAGGACGAGCACCTGCACAGGTGTTTAGTCCCGTGATTTCTATACCCGAACTAGAGGCTTTGGTCAATAATTGGAGTTTCTTTGAGACCAATATTCACAGTAAGAGTTACAGTCACATTATTCGTAATATCTACGGTGTACCCAAGGAAGAATTCAACAAGATTCACGACACCGCAGAAATTGTTAGCATGGCCGCCAGCATTGGACGTTACTATGATGAACTGCATCGTCTGAATTCTTTAAAAGAAGTTAACCCAGAACTGGTATCTGAACAAGAACACATTAAGGCTATTTGGCTGGCATTAAATGCCAGTTATGCGCTTGAAGCACTGCGTTTTATGGTGTCATTTGCCACTAGTTTGGCCATGGTAGAAAATCGTATATTCATTGGCAACGGTAATATCATTGCCTTGATTCTGCAGGATGAGATTCTACACGCAGATTGGACTGCGTGGATCATCAATCAAATAGTCAAAGAAGATTCACGTTTTGCCACGGCTGCTGAACAGACAAAGTCCGAAGTATATCAAATGTACATGGAAGTTGTCGCCGAAGAAAAGGATTGGGCTGATTATTTGTTTAAGAAGGGTGTGGTCATCGGCTTGAACAGTCAGATTCTCAAGGACTTTGTAGACTTTACTGCCTACACAAGGCTAAAAGACATTGGCATTAAGTACCAAGAAGATCATCCACGTTCGAGTCCTATTCCTTGGTTCAACAAACATGTCAATATAAATAAAAAACAAACAGCTTTACAGGAATCTGAAAGTACAAATTATGTTATCGGTGTTATGTCAGAAACTGTAGATCATGCTGCGCTGCCCGATATCTAAGGAGAAGTCATGGCCCGAATTAAAGAAGAAAAGATAATTGTTAGATTTAGTGTATTGCTTGGAGACGGCGAGAATCTCGAATCAAATTTAGTAGACGAAGATATCAAGAATGAAATCGAGCAACTTGCACAAGACATGGTATTAAACAAACTGTCCTTGCAAAACTCAGAAATTCGTTTGCTAGTTGAAACCACATTGGAAAATACCACCACTGTGCTTAACACATGATTCGTGAAGAATATTTAAGCATAAAACTGACAGGATTATTTCCCGACGATATTAATCCAGAATTCTATAACATGTACATGTTGTTAGATTTACCTGTGTTTGAGAAAATCGTTGAAAAGAAGATTAATCTTAAATTGAAAACTCAAAACACCATAGTAGTAACCAGTCAAGTAAGTTAGAATAGGAATTTAAATGCCTAAAATACATGAAGAATTAGTTGTGATCAGAGTGAGCAAATTGCTTAAGAATGATTCGGAAATTTCAAAATCCATTGTCGGTGATGATGTTCTTGATGCTTTGTCCAGTGTAGTCGATGAATTAATCAATGATAAAAGTATTGTAATAGAAGTAGAGAGGACTTGATGTTAACCATTTACAGTAAAGGTAATTGTCAATTTTGCGAAAAAGCCAAAGCACTATTGAAATTAAAAGATGTTGCATTTGAAGAAGTTCGTGTTGATGTAGATTCATCAGCTAGACAATTTTTAGTTGATCGCGGTCATAGAACTGTACCACAAATTTACCGCGGTGGGGAATTATTTGTTGAAGGCGGCTACAACGGGCTTGCTAATTTAACAGAAGATGATTTTCGAATGTTAAGGGGTAATTGATGTTACTTGAAAAATCAAAATACAAAGTTGGAGATATCATTAATCTCAAGTTGATCAGCGGCGACGAAGTAGTCGGCGAGTTAGTTCATCTCGATGATTATTCGTACAATCTTAAAAAACCTTGCGTGGTAGTTACCAGCCCCGAGGGCATCGGACTGATTCAAGCCATGTTTGGTTTAGATCCAGATCAGGAAACACTTAGATACAAAGAGCATCACATTGTGACTACCTGTAGTACTCACAGTAAAATGCGCGAGCATTACATTAGCATAACTTCAGCAACGGACTAAATTCTAATCATGAAAGCCGGTGGCGTAATTAACATCGTCAAGAAGATCCTTCCTGCGGACCCTAAGGTTATTATAAAAAATAAACCCGCGGCTCGTAGAGGTGATTTAGGAGGATTAACGCCATTGTTGGCCATTGCGGCCTCCGGCGGTTTAGCCGGGCTTGGACTAGCCATTCCTGCGCCATTCGCTGCTGCTTGTCAAGGATTTATCACCAGCGGTGTCAGTGGATTATGTCAAACTGCCTTAGGTGCTTGTGGGCCATTGGTACAATCGGCCTTGGGCAGTTTACCTGGTGGGTTGTCGGGTATAGCGTCTGGTATCACAGCTTCATCCTTGGGCGAACTTGGAATCAACACCGACAACGTAGTAGGAGGTTGTTTGACTCAAGCACAAGGCTTGTTTAGCAATGAAGTAACTGGGATAATGGAAACTGCGGCAGCTGCCAATAGTTTCTGTGAAGGTTCGTATGATTTCTGTGCTGCAATGAGTCAAGGGGCCGCATTGAATCTACCCGCCGGAGATTTAGGATTCAGTTTTAAAAGTTTAACAGACACAGTCACAGGTGGTATTACAAGACAATTTGGAGCGATCACTGACGAATTTAAAACTGTGTGCGCTAATTTTGCCAATGTTGGGACCATGTTGGATCCCACTGATTTAGCAAAAACTTGTACTCCGGCAGGATTTGCAGAAAATCTAATTAATCAAGGATTTGGTGAACCTGTACTATCGGCATTGAACCAAGTTGGTATAAACAACGTCGACGAACTTGTGGCCGGAAATGAGACCTTGATTAATCAGGCACTAGACTCAATTCCCAAAGAGCAAATTGCCGAGATTGTTGAAAAAACTGGTTTTCAGGGCACAATTGATAAACTCACTGATGTTATTAAAAATCCCGCAACATGGCTCGGCGAGCAAGCCAAACAATTCGCAGCCACCGGCGAAGAATTGACTAGAAAATTATCTAATGTCTTAGGTACCAACCCAGTGGTTAGTTCATTTGAGCAAATGGGTCAAACCTTACAGCAAATCAGCCAACCACAAATACCTTTATTAGATGCAGCCAACACTGATCGTAATACCTGGAATGACTATTTTGTGGATCCTGCCGAAGTCAAATCCAAAGTGGGTTCTGGCAGCGGTATTTTTGGTAATCCAACTTTGGCAGATGTGATTGGTGTTGCTGCAGGGCTTGGCTTCACTGATCGAATACTTAATATGACTGCCAGTCAACAGCGTGTTCTTGCCACTACCGAAGGACAGGCTCTACAAACTGCTCTTAATAATGCCATTGCCAATCCGGGCAATGATGCGGCCAACGCTGCTGCTATCACAGCAGCCGCAGCAGCATTTAATAATCCTACCAGTGAAGCCTTGGCCAAAGAAGTGTTTATACTCAATGAAAACTTCAATGGTGTAGCAAACAAGATCATTACCGAAAAACAAAATCTCATTGCTGCAAGAATCGATATCACCGAAAACACTGGTTCGGTAGATAGTTTGATGGCGTTTGTTCAAAGTCTACACGCCATGCACGAGGATCCTAAGTCACTGGGTTACGCAGATTTTGTCATTGCGCTGACTACCAATGACGTCTACGGTGAAGCCATTCGTGCTGCTATTTTAGAAGGAAAAAATTTAAAACTCTTAGAATTGCTCGGTGTTGTTTCTAATACCACATTAGACACCGATGCTTATGGTCAACAAGTCTTAGCACAAAGATCAAATAATACATGCTGCCCGCCTGTTAGTTAATTAAAAACAACAGGTCCAACTGGACCAGCAGTCAAAGTTCAAATTAGTTGTAATATATTTTCAACTATAGTATACTAAGGACTTCGTGTCCTCGGAAAGGAGATAATTATGAATAATTTATACACGAGTACCGAAAAGAAAGAATTTGGTCTCGAAAAGTATATACTTCGAGTAATGGCTATTATATTAATGGCCATGGGTCTCTATGGTTGTGTTAATCTTTTTAATTGGGTACTAGACAAAAAGTATCAACACTTAGAAGCCACAGTGGGCAATGAAATTACTGCCCAGTATCGTGAACGTCAACTGGCTTGTTTGGCCAGGAACATTTATTTCGAAGCCGGTAATGAACCATTCGAAGGAAAAGTGGCAGTGGCGCAAGTGACTTTAAATCGTGCCGAGGCTCGTGGATTTCCTGGTGATGTTTGTCAAGTGGTATATCAAAAAAATGTTTTTTATGAACGAGTTATTTGTCAATTTAGTTGGTATTGTGACCGCGAGAGCACAGGAAAAATCCTTAACAAATCAGTGTACCATGAAAGTATGGAGGTGGCTAAAAAAGTTTTACTAGAAGGATTCAGATTACCTAGTTTAACACAGGCTTTGTACTATCACGCAGACTATGTTAAGCCAGGTTGGAAAAAAGAGCGTATTACACAAATTGGTCGTCATATATTTTACAAATAAGGAATTAACATGAACAACGATGTAAGCCCGGTTACTCGAGCACTAGAATCCGTTCTTAACGTACCCGGCATGATTTTACAGTTTATTCAAGATCACTTGGTCAATGTCAGTGCTCATACCTTAGGATGGTTAACTATTGTGATGTTACACTTAAGCAGTGTTCCTACGCTGTTAGCAGTACTAACTCATCAAAGCGATAAAATGCCTCCAGTGGACATCATGCTGTTCATCTGGGGTGGACTAATTGCCATCTTTTTTAAGAGTTTGTTTGAACGAAATTATCTTTACATTGCCACAGTGTGTCTTGGCTTTGTTGGTCAAACTGTGTTGATGAGTTTAATTCTGTTTAAATAAACAGAGTTGATAATAGTCGCCGCTGGATTGGGTAAATACCCGTATAATTCTTTAATGGAGTTCCAAATGTCAAAAAGCGATCATGTGCAGGAAAATTCAGAAGAGTACAATAGTGCGGAACTCGAGGAGATAGATAGTTTGGATATCGAAGATACTGATGTGGGTTTTTTAATCGACAAAGAAGGCAATCTTAAGACCGTGTTTGGACCTGCGGCGGGATTTGAAAATCCCAGTGAAACTGTGGCTGCAATCTTGGAAATTTTTGGAATTAACGATCTTACAGCACCAAACCGTACTCTACACTAGTGCCTAAAATTTCAGCAGATTTGTGGCGTAAAAACCACAAAAATCAACTTGAAAAATAGACAATTTTGCTTGTTTTTTAGACATTAAGGTGTTGTTTTTGCACAACAATACCCCTACAAGTTGACAGGGTTAGCCCGTTTTGCTATACTACGAGTATGGACAAAGCAATTCGCACTCGTAAACGTAGACAAGACACTAAACATGCCTTGTACATGATTGTCAACGTAGTCACAAACGAGCACTATGTTGGCATCACAGTATGCGGCAGTCAAGTCAATCGTGCTCTTAAAATACGCTGGCAAAAGCATGTTCGCCGCGCACTAACAGAGAACAAGTCGTGGGCTCTGTGCAACAGCATAAGGTCGCATGGTGCCGACGCTCATGTTATACTATTGGTTGATGTAGTGCGCGGACGTAAACCCGCACATGCCGCAGAGCGCGAAATTGTAAACAGTTGTAATCCTGCACTAAACACGCACTAGGAGATAGCTATGCTTACAGTTGATAAAAACACCAGCGAAGCCCCAAACAAATGGTGGGCTGCTCAAGATGCCAGAATGCGTAACATTGCCAACAAAAGCCGTTGGGATGCAGGTGTTCAACGGCGTGTCAGTGCCATGCTTATGGCACTGGATAGCATTTATTCTGGTCGTATTTACGAGGCGTACGGTGTGCGCAGAGTTGCTATTAAAATTGATAGTCCTCAAGTGCGTGATCGCAAGTGGCTCCGTATTATGGAAACGGATTGGGCCGCTGAGGGAATTACCAAAACTGTTACACCTCGAGGTATACTGTATCAAGTTGCTAAGTTGTAAAATAACAACAAGTTGACACACCAGACCAATTTTGCTATACTAACGGTATACTGAAACAACGGAGATCAAAATGGCATACAAAGGTTTTTATCGTGCTCCTCGTGTTGTTAGCCCTGATGCTAGTCAGGAACCCCAAGTTCAAGCCCTTAGAAATGCAATGGGATCAATGACTGCTCGTGACGCAGAATTTGCTGGCAGTCTAGTCAGTAACTTTTATCGTTTTGGTCGTCTCAGCGACAAGCAGTTGGCATGGGTTGACACTCTTACTCAGCGTGTGACCAATCCTGCTCCTGCTGCACCTGCCGCTGTACAAGTCAATGTTCAGCGCATTCAAGACATGTTTGATCGCGCCGGACAAACTCTCAAGCGTATTAAGGTCAGGATTCAAAGTGTTGAAGGACAGCCTGTGTCTTTTAGTCGTGCAGGCGCCGCTAGCAAGTACGCTGGACAGATTTTAGTTACTGATGGAGGCCCGTTTGGTGCCAACCGGTATTTTGGTCGCATTGATACCAATGGTGACTTCCATGCCACTAGACAAGCCGGTGCCGATGTGTTAGCATTGGTACAAGAGTTTGCCGCAGCGCCTGAGGCTACTGCTGGCAAGTATGGACGTTTAACTGGTGGTTGCTCATTTTTGCAATCACAGTCTCAAAGATGCACGTAGCACAGAGTTGGGTTACGGCCCAGTGTGCGCTCGGCGTTTTGGTTTGGTACATTAATTGGAGGCTAAGGTGGATCAACCCTGGCAAGTTATCTCAGCATTAGAAACACACAATCTGCGTACCAACAAGGAGCAGATTATCGAGGCTCAAGCAGAAGCCGGCAACTCAGAGTTCTTTGAGGGTTGCCGCTTGGCTCTTGATCCCATGATCACCTTTGGTATTAAACAAGTGCCCGAGAAGAAGGCAACTGATCAACTAACCAGCGACCACGGTATGAACTGGGATACCTTTGCCTTGGCTGTCACAGGCTTTGTCAACAGAGAAATCACTGGCAACATGGCTCGTGACATGCTGAATCACATGATGTTGGCTAGTACACAAGAGCAGTGGAATTCATGGTACCGTCGTATCTTGATCAAAGATCTACGCTGTGGTGTTAGTGAAAAGACCATAAACAAGGTGGTAGACCGTGACTATCCTGGCTATAGCGTGCCTGTGTTTGGCTGTCAACTTGCTCATGATAGTGCTAATCACGAAAGCAAGGTTACAGGAAAAAAACTTGTCGAAGTCAAGTTGGATGGAGTTCGTGTTATCACTATTGTGCATCCAGACGGCAGGGTTGATCAGTTTAGTAGGAATGGTAAAGAACTTGTGAACTTTGCGCATGTCAAAGCACAGTTTCATGCCATTGCTCACCACCTTACCGAAGCCATGGTCTTTGATGGTGAAATCATGAGTGCCAGTTTCCAAGACTTGATGCGACAAGTTCACCGCAAGAGCAATGTCAAGGCCACGGATGCTGTACTGCATCTGTTTGATGCTGTGCCATTGGCAGACTTTGAGCGTGGTCGTAGTGATGCGCCACAGTACGAACGCAGTCATGCTCTCTGTGATTTTTATAAACAGTATGAGGCAGATCTTCCAAGTGTGCGTGTGCTAGGTCAAGAACTGGTAGACTTGGATACCGAGGAAGGACAGGCTCGCTATCGTGAGATCAATCGTGAAGCCATTGCGGGCGGCTACGAAGGTATCATGATCAAAGATACGGCAGCGCCGTACGAATGCAAGCGTACCGCATCCTGGTTGAAACTTAAACCCTTCATTGAAGTCAGCTTAAATATTGTTGACATCGAAGAGGGCACTGGTAAAAATGCAGGGCGTCTTGGTGCCCTAGTTTGTGAGGGCGAAGATGACGGACGAAGCATTAGGGTTAATGTCGGCAGTGGGTATAGCGATGATCTCCGTACTGATATTTGGGCCAATCTTGATCTGGTCATGGGACAGGTGGTTGAGGTTCGTGCGGACGCTGTCACTCAAAACCAGGATGGCAGCTATTCGCTTAGGTTTCCCAGGTTCCTACGTTTCCGTGGTTTCCAAATTGGAGAAAAATTGTAGTATGGATAAACAAATGATTAAAGACATGCTGTATGGTACCATTGTGGAAATGCAGAATAATAAAAAGTACTATTACTATAGCGCAATTGGTGTAGAGTACAGTCGCTGGCAGGATGAAGGCGAACAGCAACTAGTTCAGGCCATAAAACTAATCAGTGCTCGTGTGGATCAATTTGAACGCGATCGTATTCGAGCAGCCAGTCAACAATTGCTATTAGATGAACTAAAGAAGGATCACAAGTAATGGAATTAGTAGGCAACAACGAATTAGATCGTCATATGTGGCTAGAAAGTCTGCTACGTGAAGGCATTTATGAAGTTACTTTTACCAAAGTAGATGGTAGTACTCGTGTTATGCCCTGTACATTGAAACCAGAACTATTACCAGACCGTACACTAACAGAAACCACTGGCAAAGCCACTGCTAAACCATTGAAAATAGAAACCATGAGTGCTTGGGCCACTGATATCCAACAATGGCGCAGTTTCAGGGTTATGAATGTAGTTGAGATTAAACCATTATGAAGATTCAATTTACTAATATACCCGAACTACGAGAAGTATTTGCTTTAGACAAATGGAGCCGTGATCACATGGTTAGACTGTTAGGTAAGCGTCAAATTGGTTACGATATTGTGCAGACCACTATGGCGGCTCCGGCTTTTAGATTTAGAACACGAGAGGATTTTGATCTCGCCAAAAGATTGATACAAGAACATGAAATCAAAGATTGATCCCGCCGTTATTACACCTAAAATAGAACAATGCTCACCAACAACCTGGATCGTTACACTAGAGGAAGATCCCGAAACTGGTGATCTAGTTATGCCTATTCCCACAGAAGCACTTGATGCCAATGGGTGGCAAATAGGAGACACATTGACATGGAATATAGATGATGAAGGAACAGTCACACTCGTCCGCGATGTTGAGTCGCAGCCCGGATCGTAATACTTGGCAACCTACCAAGTATTTGGCTAGAATGGCCGAACAGGGGCGAACTCCGGAAAATGATGACGATGTAGGCGCCATGATGGACTTCTATAAGACGGAAGCAGAACGCAGATTTGAGCAAGAACAAGATCCTGCATGGCGTGAGCATAACATGGAGTATGACCTACGTACCAGTGAATTCATGTGCGAAAAGGTTCGTAGCAATGATTACTATGCACAGAATCTCTATGCTGCCATGTG